GTGTCTACACAGCGTATCATTCAACTGACATACACAGGTTAGTGAATGAAGTTAAAGAGGAAGCTAAGCTATCTAAAGATCTAACTGCATTAGACTTGCGTAGGACAGGTATAACTGAGATGGTTGAGGCAGGTGTAGATACACTAGGTATCATGCAGGTTAGTGGACACAGCAATCCACAGAGTGTTAAGCCTTACTTAGTTAATACATTGAAGGGTGCAAGCAATGCACTGAACAAGAGGAGCAACAACAAATGAATATAAAAGAATTTGTAGATGGGCTATGTCTAGGTGAGGGTGAGACTACACGTATGTCTTGTCCTAACTGTCATGGTAACAACACATTCACTGCATCTAAGGATGGTGGTATCGTAGTGTACAACTGTTATAAGTTAGGGTGTGGTGTACGTGGTGCAGTTACTACAGGCATGACTGCCTTAGAGGTACGTAACCATATGCAAAATAGAGACATACCTATACGCAAAGAGTTAGAACCTATGGCTTACCCTGAGTATGTCGTTAACCCTACCTTAGAGCATACACTACTACACAAGTTCTGTAAGCGATGGGATCTAACCAACGAGGATGTATTGTATGACGTTAAAGATAGACGTGCAGTCTTTCCTATACATGATAAAGGTGTGGTAGTAGATGCAGTAGGCCGTGCCTTGGATGGAGCTATACCTAAGTGGTACAGGTACACAGGTAATGCCTCTGTATATAAACGTGTACTAGGTACACCCAATGGTGTATGCGTAGTAGTAGAGGATGTGATCAGTGCCGTAGCTGTAGCTCAGATATCTCCTAACACTACAGGCTTAGCTATCTTAGGTACGTCATTAGGTCTGGCACAGATGGAACACATTGGAGATTTCTATAAGGTTATCATAGGGTTAGACCCCGATGCTATGACGAAGACGTTAGCTTACAAGAGAGAAGTAGAAGCATGGACAGGTAAAACAGTTAAGGCATTGAGGCTTGACGACGACATAAAATATAAGTTAGACACAGATCAAGATAGATTAAAGGAGATGATAAATGATGGAACTCGCACTCATTAGAACTTTGATGAACAAAGAGTTCTACGATAACAACAAGGGTATACGATGCCCTGATGAGTTGTTCAGTAAAGATGTTCGCAAGATGAAGCAGACACTAGACTACGCTATGGCTACGTATGACCGTAGCTTGACTGCATCAGAGCTAGAGGCTTTGTTCTTTGCTAACAATAGCACCATGACTACTGCTACTAAGCAGGTGTACAGTGACTTGTTTAAACGTGTAGCTCGTGAGCAACCTATGAACCAAGACATAGCTGATGAAGTATTGTCTAAGCTATTTCAACAGGTGTTAGGTAATCAGGTAGCTAACATAGGATTTGATTACGTCAATGGATCGCTTGATAGCCTTGAGCCTTTACGTAACTTAGTAAAGAAATATCAGGATGACTTCACACCTAACCTTAACATAGAGTTTGGTGATATAACTATAGACCATCTACTCAAGGCTAATGCTATACAGTCTCAATGGAAGTTTAATATACCTAGCCTATCACGACAGGTAGAAGGTATCAGTGGAGGTCACTTAGTTATAGTAGGTGCTAGACCTAACACAGGTAAGACAAGCTTTCATGCATCCCTGTTGGGTGCGCCTAATGGCTTTGCTTCTCAAGGTGCTAAGTGTTTAATACTATGTAACGAGGAATCATATGAACGTGTAGGTGCTAGGTATCTTAGTGCCGCATCAAGTTTATCTATGGAAGAGGTCAAGGGTAACTATGCCCTAGCCGCCACACGTTACGAGCCAGTACGAGAGCAGATTAATCTGTATGACAGTACCGGTAAGGACATGGCGTGGGTAGAGGCTATCATCAAAGCCTATCGTCCTGACATTGTAGTGTTAGACATGGGAGATAAGTTTGCCGTTAAGAGTAGCGACAAGTCAGATGTGTACCTTAAGAATGCGGCTATCCATGCACGTAACATAGCTAAGCAATACAGTTGTGCTATCATATGGATGTCTCAGTTGTCTGCCGCCGCAGAAGGTATGGTCAACCCTGATCAGTCTATGCTTGAAGGATCTAAGACAGGCAAGGCGGCTGAGGCTGACTTGATGGTGTTGATATCTAAGAACCCTGTACTAGCTGACACAGCAGATGACGCAGATGATTCACAAAGGTATTTAGTTATAGCTAAGAATAAGCTACAAGGAGGATGGCATGGTAAGATTACATGCACATTAGATGGAGCTAGGTCACAGTACTTAGCATAGAAAGGAGTAGACTATGGAATTAGTTCTTGATGTAGAGAACACAGTCACACACAGGGGTGGCAAGATGCACCTCGATCCTTTCGAGGCAAGCAACAAGTTAGTACAAGTAGGCGTACAGGAAGTTGTAGCAGGTAAGCAAGCCATATATAACTTTGATCACGTTGAAGCTAATGACTATGATGGTAGTCAAGCTAAAGCACTACAAGATTATCTAGATAGAACAACACTACTAATCCTACACAATGGGCAACACGATATGCCTTGGCTATGGGAGAGTGGGTTCAAGTATGACGGTCTTATATATGATACCATGTTAGCTGAGTATGTACTGATGAGAGGCAATCACATTGAGATGACGTACACTGGGGCTTTCAAGAAGAAGTCACTGGCGTTAGGTGAGTGTGCAATAAGACGTAAGCTAGACTTTCAGAAGGATGATACACTAAAGAAATACTTTAAGGATGGTTACAATACAAATGAGATACCTCTCAAGGAACTTACGTATTACTTACAGTGTGATTTATCTACTACTCGTGCTTTGTATTTAGACATTGAGTCAGACTATGCTCAACCTGAGAGTGAATCATTACGTAACATAAGAGACATAACATTCAAGGTATGCTTGTCACTATCTCGTATGTATTCGTCAGGTATCAAGGTAGACTTGAAAGCCTTGGAAGAAGTACGTAAGCAGTTCGAAGAAGAGAAGGCAGTGATTGAAGGTAGGCTAAGCATCAAGGGACGTAACCCCATGGGTGACACCCCTATCAATCTTAATAGCCCGGCTCAGATGTCAGAGGTTGTATACAGTAGGAGGCCTATCAATAAGAAAAGGTGGGTAGAACTGTTTGATCATGTCATGTCAGAAAGAGATTATAAGTTTAAAGTTAACGGTAACAGTACAATGATACGGAAGACTACAGCGTTCACCTGTCCTGAGTGTAAGGGTAAGGGTAGTGTGTACCGTATCAAGAAAGATGGTACTAAGTTTGCTAGGCCTAACAAGTGTAAGCCTTGCGAGGCTAGAGGCTATCAACTTAAGGAGACTAATCAGATGGCAGGGCTAGGCTTCATGCCTCCCTCAAAGAAGTGGGTAAGTGCTAACGGCTTTAGTACAGGCAAGGATAACTTGGATACTTTGATGGGTACTGCTAGAGCTAATGGTATGGACAGTGCGCTTGACTTCTTAGGAGATCTTAAACGTCTATCCGCTATTAGTAGCTACCTGTCTAGTTTTGTTGAGGGTATATCTGTATTCACAAAAGAGGATGGCTTCCTACACGTAGGTCTAACCCAACACATCACCAGTACAGGTAGGTTCTCAGGGCGTAACCCTAACATGCAGAACATGCCGAGAGGTGGTACGTTCCCTGTTAAGAAGGTGTTCGTGTCTCGATGGGAGGGTGGTTATGTTATGGAGGCTGACTTTGCTCAGCTAGAATTTCGTGTTGCCGCATTCTTATCTCAAGATTATACAGCCATGAAAGAGATAGCTACAGGTTTTGACGTACACAGTTACACTGCTAGGATTATCACAGAAGCAGGTCAACCTACCTCTAGGCAAGATGCTAAGGCACATACCTTTGCCCCTCTCTTCGGGGCTACAGGGTATGGTAGAAGCCCTTCTGAGGCGGCATACTACAAACACTTCATTAAGAAGTACACAGGTATAGCGGCATGGCACAAGAGGCTAGGCGATGAGGCTATACGCTTTCAGAAGATTACTAACGTTGGTGGTAGGCAATATGCTTTCCCTAATACAGAGAGAAGATCCAATGGTATGCCAACTAACTTCACCATGATAAAGAACTATCCGGTGCAAGGGTTTGCCACTGGCGATTGTGTACCTGTAGTACTACTAGAGCTAGAGGATAGGCTTATGTCTATGCGATCTAAGGTAGTCAACAGTGTGCATGATTCAATGGTGATAGACATACATCCATACGAAAAAGATCAGGTGATAGAGATCATCAACACCCTGAACATGGATCTGAATGAGATCATCTATAAGTATTATAAGGTTAAGATGAATGTACCCTTATTATTAGAAGCTAAGAT